CGGCCTCCTGCTCCCGCAGCACGCCGATGATCTGCGCCTCGTTGAACCTGCTCTTCTTCACGTCCGTCTCCTTGCTTGGACGGACTCTCACTCAGAACGAGGGATCAGGAAGGGGGCAGGTCACGAACTTTGCCGGAAGGGACTTGAACCAGGTGATGATGCCGTCCCAGTGCGTCACGATCTGGTGGATGCCTACCGCAACGACCGCCACGGCGGCCATGATCGCCGCACCCACGAGCAGGAAAGGAACGCTGATCGCACCTGCGACGACGACTAGCATCGCGAAGGGCGCGAGGATTGCCGCGGCCGCCAAAGCCAGGATGCCGGCCACTGTGACAAGCAGAGCGAAAACGCCCACCACCTTCATGAGGTTGGGGTGCTCCTTGGCGAACTTGCCGAAGCCTTCGACCATGGGGGTGAGAACCGCGGCTACGTCGGCAATCGCCGGCTTCACGCTGTCGCCGAGCTCGATACTGGCGTCCTTGGCCGCGATCTGCAGCGCCTTCATCTTCTCGGCGGCATCGAGCATCCGATCGTTGAACGCGCTGTCGACCAGCCCGTCCGAGTTCAGGGCGTCGTCGCGGATCTTCTTGTACTGGTCGAAGTTCTGGATGAGGGCGGTGATACCGTCCCGCGCCTGCTTGTCGCCGAAGAGGAATCCCAGCCGCTTCGTGTCGCCACCGAGGGTCTTGTTCGTCAGTTCGGTGATCGCCTCGAGCGGGGTGCGGCCCGCCGCCTCGAGGGCATCCATCTCCTTGAACAGATCGACGCCCATCTTCTTGAAGGCGTTGGCCGTCTCGGGAGACCGGGCCTTGTCGATCAGGTTGTTGATGTTGTTGATCGCCTCTTCGGGCGACCCGGCCGCCTTCGCGGCCATCTGTTGGGCGGCGACCAGATCGGCGAAGGCGCGGTCGCCAACGGCGCCCAGCTTCCTATAGCCGGCGGTCAGGTTCGGCAGGCCCTCGGCCATCTTGCCGAAGCCAACGGCCCCGACCTGGTCGCCATAGGCCATGATGTCCAGGGCTCTCTTGGTGGCGACACCCATGTTGTCGAGGGCCGCGTCGGTGGCCTGAGCGCCGGCTTCAGGATCGGCCTTGAACGCGGTGGAGGCCCGACCGATCAGTGGCGCGTTCTGGCGCGCCAAGCCAAGCTCCTGGCCGCGCCCGGTCAGCCCGTCCAGGATCGCCTGCATCTCCTCGGGGAAGAGGTTCGCGGCTTGAGCGTTGCGGCGGATCTCGTCTCCGAGCTCGGCCTGAGCGTCGCGGGCAAGGCCGGCCTTCTGCCGGATGTCGGTGAGCGCGCTCTCGTAATTCATGGCGTCACGGGCGCCGATGACGAAGGGCGCCGACATCGCGGCACCGGCGGCCGTGGCGCCCGCGCCGAAGCTGGCAAGATTGCCCGCGCGATTGTTGATCGTGTTCGCCTTGGCCTGGGCGGCGTGAGCTCGCTGCTGGTGCTTCCTCAGCTTCTCAAGCGCAGCTTCTTGCTGCTCGATCTCCCGCGTGGTCCCAGAGATCTTGCTCTTCAGCTGGTCTTCGTAGCGGCCGAGGTCCCGCACGCTGGCGCCCGCATCGCGGAACTCGTTGCGCAGGGTCTTAAGGCGGTCGGCTTGGAGCTTGAACTTGAGCTGCGCCTTGTCGGCCGCCCGCGTGGCCGCGTTCAGTGCTGTGGTCTGAGCCCGCGTTGGGCGCTCGAGTGCAGAATACTCCGCCCTGAGCTTGGCGACGTGGCTTCGCGCGTCCCTATAGGCCTTCGCCGACGCGCCTAGTTCCGATCGCACGGCGCGGTAGCTCTCGAGCTTGCCCTGCGCCTTCTGCAGGGCTTTGATCTCGGCCGTCTGCTCCTTGATAGCCCGGCTCGTCTTCGACGCCGCCTGGGCGAGCTTCTTCACCGGCCCGGACGCTCCGTCCAGGGCCGACATCAGGACGCGGATCCGCATTTCCCTGGCGCTCATCGCGGGCCCTTTCCGGCCTTGGCCTCCTGGATCCGCGCGGCCTTGTCCTGCCAGCGCATGAGCTCAGGGATGTCCATCGTGTCCATGGCTTCGATCGAGATGCCGGGCAGCACGGCCATGATGAAGGCCATGGCGTCCTCTACGTCGGCGGGGAGTCCGCCATCTGCTGCGTCGTCAGAAAAAAACCGGCGACCTCGGCTGCACAGGCCAGCAGGTCGGCCGGGTCCATCCCCTGGACATCCTGCTCCGAGATGGCGGGCGTACAGATCCGCGGCAGCAGCTTGTGCAGCGAGTTCACATCCAGCTGGGTGAGGTTGACCAGGTTGAGGCCGCGCAACTCGCCGCCCATGGGCTTCTTCAGGGTGAGCTTGGCGATGGTCTGCTCGCCGCGCTCGATCGGCTGGTCCAGATCGACAGTGGCGAACTTGGGCCGTCCGCCGGCGGGGGTCTCAGACATGTTTCACTCTCCGGAGGTCAGGGAAATGGTCGCCGGAGGCGGGTCGCGCCTCCGGCCCCGCCGCGGCCGCCGGCGTTCACCGGCGGCCTGCGACGACGTAAAGGATCAGAGGCCGACGAACTGGCGCAGCTCGGCGGTGCGATCGACGCCGTTCACCAGGAACAGGCCCGTCAGCATGTCCATCTCGATCAGCACCACGCCGTCGACGGTATGCTTGTAGTAGGTGCAGGTGGTCTGGGCCTCGCCTTCGCCCACCGCGCCGACCTTCTGGTCGCCGGGGGTGATGTCCTTGTGCGAGCCGCGGACCACGATCTCGTGGAGCTCGTTGGCGCCGGTGTCCTGGTCCTGGTAGCCGCCGGCGAAGCGGACCATCTGCGAGCCGAGGCCGGGCGCGCCGTAGCCCGCCAAGATCTCCGGCGGAACCCGGCCCGCATACTTGTGGCCGAGGACGAGGACCTCGTTGCCCAGGTCCAGTTCGACGTCGAAGCCGGTGTTCAGCGTCATCGACTCGACCTTGCGGGCCAGCGGCGGCAGCGTGACGGTCTGGGCTTCGCCGGCGAAGGATTCGCCGTTCACGAAGACATTCATCATCTTCAGGGTGCGGGGCAGGCGGGACATCGGGCGACCTCGGAGGCGGTATCAGGAGGGAAGAACCGCAGCGTCCTCATGGCCTTGGCCAGGGATGCTGCGGCAGAACGTCAGCCGCCGACGACGCCGGCGGCGAAGTCGGCGAAATAGACGTCGGTCTTGGTGGCGGTGACGCCGAGCTCCTCGAGCGGCGGGACGTCGGTGAAGTCGTAGCGGATGGCGCACTTGCCGGCGGCCAGCGCGTTGTTCGGGTTCTCGGCCGGGTCGTACCAGGCCGTCGCGCCGATCAGCCGGCCCTGCCGGACAAGCTCGCGGAACTTGGCGTTGATCTCCTCGAGGATGTCGCGGACCAGGGTGGGGTGCAGCGGCTTGTCGGCGTAGGTCCGCATCCCCTGGGCGATGGTGTCCTTCAGGACGTGGTTCGTGCGCACCGTCGATTCGAAGGCAAACAGGGGCTCGTCGGAACAGGTGCGGTTGCCCCAGAAGCGGTAGCCGGTGTCATTGATCAGGGCGGTGATGGCGGCCGCATTCAGGACGCCGGAGTCGGAGGTCATGTCCTCGAAGTCGTAGGACATCGCCTGGGTGATCCCGGTCACGCTGCTCAGCGGGACGTTGGAGATCGTCTTGTGCCAGCCCATTTCGCGGTCGATCCGCGCCCGCAGGCCCATGGCCAGGGACGCGGCATGCACCTGGTCGGAGCCGCGCTTGCCATCGGGATAGAGCAGCATCAGTTCGCGCTCGGAGAACTCACCCCGATAGGTCACGGCCTCGGCGATCGTGTCGGCGCCATCGCCGCCGGCGGATGCATAGGCGAAGCCACGGAGCTTACGGGCGGTCTCGGCGAGCTTGGCCGCCACCACCTGGGTGTCGAAGCCGGGGGCGCCGAGGATCTTGGGGCGGAAGCCGACGACCGACTGCGCCGATTCCAGCTTTTGCACCGCGGCGGCCACGGCGGTTTCGGTGGCTGCGGCGTCGGCGCCCTCCACCGCCCGCACGACGATGGCCACGGTTTTGGCCTGGTCGCTGATCGCCTGCAGGGCCGCAGCCAGGCTGTCTTCCTCGCCGGCCTTCGCGATGGCCGACCGGAGATCGGTGACCAGGACCGGAGTGTCGGCCGGGAAGGCGGTTGCGTCGGCGTCGGCCGCCACGGCGACCAGGCCGATGACCGCGGTGGCGGCCGTCGCGAGATAGCGCTTGGCTTCGGTGGACTCCGCGAACTTCAGGCCGTGATGAAAGATCATCGTCTCAGATCCTCGAGGTGAGATTTGCCGCGCCGGCGCCGGCCGCGAGCTGCAGCGGGACGCCGATACGGAGCAGGGCGTTGGGTGTGGGGGCGGCGAGGTCGAAGCCTTCGACGACCAGCTGGGCGCGGCCGGGCGCCAAGTGCTCGAGCATCACGCGGGCCAGGCGGAAAACGGGCAGCCAGCGCATGAGGGCGACCGCCGTGGCGCCGTAGATCTTCACCGTGGTCACCGCGTTCTGGGGCTGGTCGATCAGCTCCTTCAGGCTCGAGCCGAAGTCGCGGCGCATGACGCGCGTGCCCACAGGCGTGAGTAGGACCGTGCGGATGGCCTGGCTCAGCCACGCCTCGCGGGAGATCGGCTGCAGGGTGTGGGCGCTGAAGCCGCTCATTGCGGTTTCCCGGTGACGCCCGGGCCCGGCTCAACGCCGGCGTGGAGATGGTTCTTCAGGCTGACGCCGCCGGCGACGATGTCGCCAGAGCATTGGACGTCGCCCTCGATCTCGATGTCGGCGATGACCTGGATCCTAGCGCCGGCGGGCGGGGCGATCCTCAGGACGTGGGAGGCCGGGTCGTAGCTGATCTGGCAGCCGTCCCCGAACTGGACGAGCTCGCTGTCGCCGGCTGGCAGGGGGAAGCGGTCGGAGGTCACGCCGGGCAGGAAGATACCGGCCTGCATCTCGCCCTCAGGACAGAGCAGGAGGCCCTGCTCGCCGATCGAGGGGCGGGACCGGATGATCGTCTCGCCGGCCCGAAAGCAGAACCAGGGGATGGCGCCCGACGTCAGGTCGCCGGCGCGCACGATGCATCGGTCGTCCGTGCGGCTTTCCACCACGGCGAAGCGGATCTGATCGCTGGCTCGGCGCTCGATTTCAGAGGGGTCGCCCATGGCCGGCACGATGGCGAGCCGGCGGTAGGCTTGCGCGCGGGCGCTGTCGGGTAGCGGGGCGTCCCGACAGCCGGCGATCAGAGGGCGAGCGTCGGGCCGATGGCGGCCGCCTCTCGGAACCACTGATCGATGTCGGCGGAGGTCTGCTCGAAGAACAGGCCCATGATGCCGACCAGGGGATGATCGCGGCGCAGCTCCTTGGAGTGCACCCACTCGATCTGGGCCTTCTGGTCCTGGCTCGCCACATAGGCCTCGACGGCGTCGAGGCGGGATCCTTCCCCGTGCGGCTCGTCGAGCAGCTTCAGCCGCGCCTGGCGCATATCCACCGCGACCGGGACCGGGGTCGGGCCAAAGGTCATCGAGAGTGCGGGCTCGCCCGCCTCGATGCTGAGGCTTCGCCCGATCTCGACCTGCCCGGGAAGCGGCTCCGGGACGGCCAGAGTGTGGATCCCGTGGGCCGCTCGCTGTTCTGGGCTGTAGCGCGAGAGGCGGCGGCGGGGGTGCTGGATGATTGCGCCGCCCGGCTGCTGGGTGCGAAACGGCGCAAGGTCTGAGACAAACCGCGGCTCCCCCTCCCAGATGATCGCATAGACGTCGGCCATGACGTTGAACCCTTCAGGACAAGATGATGCGGCCGGGCTGGGGAACGCCGCCGACGATGGCGCCGGCGTCTCCTCTGTCGGGATCCGCCGAGTTTCCAGGGGCGAGCGCAGAGCCGGTGAACAGTTCGCCGCCCTCTACGTCGTCAGGGTCGAGATAGCCGGATCCGCCGCCCCCGCCAGCGCCGCCGTTGCCGCCCTCGACAGTGGTCCCTCCGCCACCGCCGCGGAAACCAGCGCCGCCGCCGCCGGCCCCATTGGCGACGAAGGCCCCACCCTGCCCATCGCCGCCCTCGAATGGCGTTCCGACGGCCTGTGTGCCGGCGACGCCGCCGATCGCCGCGCCGGCCTGACCCGCCTCGCCTGAAAGGCCGCCGCCGGCGCCGCCCTGGACCCCGGATGCCGAGTTACCGCCTGACGCACCCGCGATGATTTTCGCCGGGCCGCTCTCCTCGCGGATCCCAGACCAGCCCCCGCCACCTTGGCTGAGGCTCGCGTCCCCGGAAAAGCCACCGTCGCCGCCCCCTGGAGCGCCTCCAGTGCGGCCGGGAGGCGGCGCGCCTGCTGCGACGGTGTAGGCCTGGTCGAAGCGAAGACGCACAGCGCCCGTGGCCGCGCCGCCCGTTCGTCCGGCCGCCGCGCCCCACGCCTTCACGGACGTCCGGAAGGTGGACCTTGGGGTGATCGTCCAGATCCCAGCGCCGGTCGGGGCGAAGGGCCCATCGACGTCGAGGTCCCAGACGCTCTTTCCGGAGTAGGCCGGCGAGATGTCGAAGCGCCGCGGCCGACGCGGCGAGATCATCATGACGTTCGGGTAGGGATGCATCAGGCCTTCCCTTCCCAGACCCCCACCTGCGCCTTGCCGGTCGTCGGGTCGTACTGGCCGGTGATCTTGCTCCAGACATTGGGCGGAAGGTCCGGGGTTTCAGCAGCGCCGAAATCCCAGAACGCCGTCCACGCAGGCACGAAGTCTCCGGGATTGATGTTCAGGGAGAAGGGCAGGCCGTCGGCGACGTTGGTTGGCGTGCCGATCAAGCTGTCCCGGTCCAGCGCGATCCGGGCATTCCACCCGTCGCGCATATCCCAGGTCACCGTGTCGGCCGGGACCAGGGCGATACGGGCGGCCGAGGCGACGGCCACAGCAGGCGTCGGAAACACGTCGTCGGCCACGCCGGCGCGGTACTGCGCCACGGTCGCCTTGATCGCGCTCCCATCCTCCAGGTCCTCCAGCCGCTCATTGATGGCGGCGGTATTGAAACTGGCGGCCAGCTGGTCGGCGTCATAGGCGGCGGTGACGTCATAGATCAGGATCGACAGGGTCTGGACGACCGCGTCGCCGCCTTCCTGGTTCCACGAGAACCGAGGGCGCAGATAGGGCGGCGGCTCAGCCGGGGCCAGGTAGTCCAAGGCGAACGTCACGACCCCATCGGCCGTGGTGAAGGCCGCGTCTGCCTGGGGAAGACCCTCGACCGCGAGAACGTCAGCCGCCGTCAGGGTGGGCGTCCCGAACGCCGCGTCCAACTGGTAGAGATCCAGGCCTGCGCCACCGCCGCCCACCGTCTTGTTCGTCTTGACCCGCGCACGGGCCTCGACCCGGTAGCGGCGACCAGGGACTGGCGCGAGGACACCTCGCGGTAGAACCTGGCCCGGGGCGTTCGACTCCAGCACTCGGCCGAGGGTCGCCTCGGTGACGAAGGCGGCGCCTGCAGCCGCATAGTCCGCGAGCGCTGCCGGCGCGCCGGCGGGCGTGGGCGTCCAGAAGACGCCGTCCTGGGCAAAGCCCCAGGGAAAGAGGCCCGAGGCCGTCGTGACCGCCTGGTTGCGGGCGGTGGCCGCCTGCACCGCGGCGGGGATCACCTCCCCATGCTTGGTGACGACCTCTTCGTGTTTGGGGGTGACGTCGTCACGGGCGTCCTCGGTCGCGGCCTGGGCGAGCTGCGCCTGCTCCAGGAGCGCCATCTGCGCCAGGGTCGCCCCAGCGACGGCCGCGATCTGCCACTCGTCGTGGGGGCCGGCTTCGCCGGTGAAGGCCTCGGTGCGGACATCCCACTGGCCCAGGTCGCGATCGTAGGCGATCGTCCTGACAATGGCGTAGTGATCCGGATCTCCGCCGGTCCAGGACAGCAGTGCGAAGGGGCCAGGCGCAAAGAGCCCGCGGTCAACCTCTCGGATCGAGAGCGCGATGATCTCGCCGATCTCCAACGTGGCGGGCGTATCGGATCCGGCCGTCAGCCACTGCAGCTCGGTGATCGCCAGGAGCCGGTCGCGTAGATTGGCGATGACTCCCTCGGAGCGCGAGAGCACGCGGTCGAGAACCACGGCGAAGGCCTCGTCCTCGGACTTCCGCTGCACCTCGCTCTTGCCCAGGCGCGTATCGATGTCCACGAACCGGCGATCCATCGCGGCCTTGGTGAGAGGCTCACGGGATCCCCAGGCGTAGCCGGTGGCCGCTCCAGCCATAGGCTCAGTCCTTGAGCGCGGCGGCGCGGATGTCAGCGCGCAACGCCTCCGCCACATCGCCCCGCAGCTGGATGGGGTTGTGAGCAGGCGAGAGCGGCTTGCCCTTCCACGTCGTGCTGCGGGCGAGGTTGACCGCATAGAAGCGGTCGGCCTCGAAGGTCGGCAGGGTCGCTGGTTTGTTGGCCATAGGCTTGGTCTCCTACTCGGCGATTTCGATCAGCTCGGCGACCGTGAAGGGCCGCAGGGCCGAGTCCGTGGCCATCTCCACGATCGACCGATAATCGGTCGTGCTGGCCGCGAGGTTGAAGGTGGCCAGATGCTCGACGACGCCGTCGGGATGGGTGACGGGGACGACGGTGTCGGGCGTCTCGATGACCCCGCCACGGTCGATCTTCAGGGCCATGGTGTGGTGAGCCGCGTCGAAGTTCCGCATCCGGGCCCGGACCACGATGGTGTCGGTCGCGGCGCCGAGCTCCTTTTCCGCCGACGGGTGGACCGCCGCCAGGGCCAGGCGCGAGACGGTCGCCGACGATCCGGGCAGGCGGATGCCCGGCATGACGTCGGGGGTGCCGAGGAAGGTCACCCGGAACGGGACGAGGGCCGGCAGGGTGGCCAGGAGGTCAGGGTCCGCCTCGTCCAGGGCTCGCCAGGCCCCGCCGATCTGGACCGAGTAGATGAGGTCGGTCGAGCCGGGCACGACGCCCTCATGCAGGACGTCGATCATCTGGATGCCGTTCAGTAGCTGGAGCGGCTGCAGGTCAACGTCCACCGAGGACTTGGGGAAGACCGCGGTGTAGTCGCGCCAAAGCAGGTGGAAGTTCGGCTCGGCGATCCAGACGCCGCCGTTCATCCCGTAGAAGTACTGGCCGGTGACGCCGGAGGTGTCGCCCCCTTGGGCGTCAGCGACGCCGATCTGGAAGGCGTGCTGGGTGATGATGAAGTAGCCGTAGCGCTTTCCGTTCTCGAGGAAGGTCGGCTCGATCGGGATCTCCGGGAAGGCGCCGGACTGGCCGACCAGCTTGACGTCGGCCGCCTGCACCGTGGTCATGGCCACGATCCGCTCGAGGTCGGGCTCGCCGCGATAGGTTTCGCAGACGCCGACGGTGATGGAGCCGTTCGCGGGTTTGCCCTTCATGTGCGGGCCCAGGGCGACGATCCAGCGATCCTGTGTGTTCAGATAGGTCTCGACGTGGGCGTAGCCCAGGGCCACGTCCTCGGTCACCTGGCGCGACCAGTAGGGGGTCGCCACGCTATCGAGCCAGAACTTCGCCAGGCGCAGAATCTTGTGGCCGTCCTGATCGACGCGCCCCGTCTCATAGACCTGGAAGGTCTCGCCCTGGCGCTCGAACACGCCGCGGATGCTGCCGTTGGCGCGATCGGTGAAGGTGCCGCCCTTCCACCAGCTGGAGCCCATAGTCACTTCGAAGTCGCCGCCGTAGCGGATCCGCTCGCGGCTCATGGAGAGCTTCACCAGCGAGCGGTTCTCGAGGTTGGAGTACTCGGCCAGGGACAGGGTGCCGTTGTCGCCCTTGGTGATCCGGCGCTCGGCCTTGGTGTAGGTCGGCAGCAGCAGTCCGTTGGCGGAGACCTTGGCAGAGGGCTGGTTCGGGTTGAGGAGGGCCAGCGCGATCGTTGCGTCGTCGGCGAAGGGGAAGCGCAGGCCCTCGTCGATCCGCGCGGCGTAGGCGCCATCGGCGGTGTCGGACTGGCTGTCGTCGAGGAAGGGCAGGGCGCGGTAGCCGACATAGGTGTCGGGAATGTCGAGGCGCGCCTTCACCGAGGCGATGTCGCCCGCGACCTGGAAGAGCAGCTCCTTGTCGCCGTTGGCCGCCGAGTCCGCGGCCAGGCGCGCGAGGTCGGAACGGAGGGTCGAGACCTGGGGCCGGGTTTCCTGCTCGAAGGTCTTCAGGCCGGCGACGTCTTCGCGCACACCCGAGAGCGGCTGCAGCTCCTTGGCGACGTTGCGGGCGATCGAGATGATGCCGCCCGGACCCATCGTGACATGGGCCACGACCACGGAGGTGCCATCGATCTGGGGCGGCTGCGGGGCCACGGACTCAACCCCGCCCACGGCCTCGAGGCGCGCCTGCCGGCGACGCTCCATAGGCACGGAATCGGGCTCGAAGACCTCGTTCTCCGCGTCGACCTCGAAATCCCGGTCCTGGGGATCGATGTCGACCGTTTGCGGCCAGGCGACGATCGCCACGACCTTCTGCTGCAGGTCGGGCTTGAGGCCCAGCAGGTCGAGGTCAACGCCCCCCGGGTCATCGCGGCCGAAGACGGCGCCGTCGTAGAACAGCAGGCCTTCGGCCACGGTCACCACGGTGGCCGAGGTGGCTGCGACGACGAAGCCCGTGAACCTCCGGCCGGGCTCGATGGCCTTGCCGACGATGTGGTCCAGGGAGGCCTTCGTGAACTCCTGGGGGTTGGAGAGGTCTTCGGGGGTGACCGTCTGACGGTCCCGAAAGATGACGGTGCGTTCCATCAGAGGCTCCTGACGATCTGGCCTAGGCGATACGAGCCATCCAGCGGGATGGCGTCGGCGACGGTGATTGGGCGGTAGAGGCCGGTACGGACGAACACCCGGTCGCGGCCGAGCTTCGCAGCGCGCGCCGCGGCCAGGCCGTCGGCCATGCGCGAAGGGTCATGGCTGCGCAGCGGCCCACGGGTGCTGAAGGGGAAGGGCCGGCGGCCCTTTCGGCGCTGCGCCAGATCCACGTCCAGGTGCAGTTCGAAGGCTGGCTGTCCCAGGCGGGTTCTGCCCAGGGTGAAGCCACCGCGCGGCCGGATGCGGCCCGACGCGGCCAGCGCCGGATCGAAGAGGCGCAGGGACTCGTAGGTTTGTTCGCGGGCCCTGGACTTGCGCAGGAAGCGACGGGCGCCGCCGACCGCCGCCCCAGGCACGATGGCGCCCTTCCGGACGATGCGGGACCTGCCGATGGCGGGCGCGATCAGCCGCGGTGTCGGGCTCGGGGTCAGGACATCGGCCCTGCCGGGGCCGGCCGTGTAATTGTACAGGCGCTGCCCCGCCGTCGATCGACGCGGAACGAACCGACGGCCAGCCGGGCGGTTTGCAGTGGTCGCGGGGGCGGTGGAGCTGATGGCCACCTGCAGATGGGCTGGCGCCAGGCCTTCGGGGTCGCGGATCTCGCGCACGCGCACAGCCTGCTCCTGGCCGTCGCGAATGAGCACGCCCCTGGGCGCGGAAAATTGGCCTGCCACCTCGGCGACGGGCGTGCGGCGGACGCCGCCCCAGCACCGGCCCAGGACGAGGCGGTTGGGCCGGGCGTGGCGGATCCGCGGGCGGTGGACGCGCAACTCCGGAAACTGAGCGGCCCAGGCTGCGCGCTGATCGGCCGTCGGGTGGCGGCGGGCGGCGGCGACCTGGGGCGGCGCCCGGAAGCCCACCAGCTCGGCGTCGACGAAGCGCAGATAGGACTCGAAGCTCTGGCGGGTGCCGCGGCGACGCATCAGCCGAATTGCGCTGGCGATGACGTGGCGTTTCTTGGGGTCCGACCAGGCCGGGTTCCAAAGGGGCACGCCCAGGTCCGCCGCCAGCGAGGCCAGGCGCTGGGTCGGCGCTCGGCGCGGATCCCACAGATGAGCAAGGCCTGTGTCTTCGGTCTGGAGATGTTCGGCGAACGCTTCAGATAAGGCTTTCAGCAGTTCGGGGCTGTTGACGGGCAGCAGCGTGCGGAGGTCACCCATTGATGACCTCCGTGCTCAGCTGGATGGCGCTCAGTTGAACGACGCCGTCGGGGCCAGGCATCAGGTCGGTCGCGGGGGCAAGGAATCGCACCCGCTGTACGCCGCCGACGGTCAGGGCGGCCGACAGGCTGGACCTGGAGACGACAGCGCCGACCCGGCGCCGCTCAAGCATGAAGGTTTCGAGGCGGCGGGTGGCCTCCTGCAGGACCAGGTTGGCGTCGGGCCCAGCGCCCTCGAGCTCGAGCACGGCCTGGAGCGGACTGACCATGCGCTTGGCCGCGCGGATCACGAGGGTGTCGGTGCCCAGCTTGCGGCCGGGGTGATTCAGGCCGTCGATCACCGCGCTCACCTGGGCGGCTTCGCCGGCGGGGCCGTCGTCGTCGTCGTCGTCGTCTCCCAGGAGGATGAGTGCGATCGTGCCCGGGCTGACAAGCCCAGAGGTGTGGTTGAGGGCCCGCGCATCGCGGAGGTTCGGGCCGAGGGTCAGGCCCCAGAACATGTAGCCCAGGAGCGAGCCCGGCACACGAGCCGAAGCTGCGAGCATGAGGCGGCGGCGATAGCGGTCGTCTTTCTCGCCGGCCTGGCGCAGGACGTGATCGCCGAGGTCGGCATAATAGGTGGCCCCAACGTGATCGAGGGCGGCCCCGACCCCGTAGGCCGCCGTCATCTGGTTGCCGGCGTCGTTGGTCTCCTGCTGGCCCAGGATCTTCTCGTAAGCCACCTCTTCGGCGAGCATGACGATCGGATTGGTCTCGTCGCTGGGGTCGAACTCCAGACCGCGGGCCGCCAGGCGCTGGCCGACGCGCTCGAGGAGCTTGGCGAGGCTCGCCTCATAGTCGACCTCCACCAGCTGGAAGGGCGGCAGGCGCGAGAGATCCAGCGATGAGGAGGCGGAGGGGGCGGGCATTGCCGCCATGTCGCCGCTCGCCGCGCGCGACCGCGACGGGCGGCTGTCGGGTAGTGGGGCGTCCCGACAACCTCAAACGTCGATGTGGGTCGCTATCGCATCGAGGACGTGCCGGCGTTCGGCCTCTGTGAAGCCCAGCAGGACCCGCTGGGGATAGCGTACGCGCGGCCCATCGGGATAGACCTGATCCATCTCGCCCTCCTGGTGAACCAGGGCGATGCGCGCGACACGTCCGGAGAAGCCGGCCCAGATCCCCTCCGCATCGACGCCGGCGCGAAGGTGGGCGGCCCCGCGGATCTTTCGGAACATCGGCTCGCCATCCTTTCGGGCGGCCGCGCGGGCGCGGATCTTGTTGCGACGGGCCCGGAATCGCGGCGCCTCCTGTTTGCGGGCTTCGAAGCTCGAGCCATCCGGGTTCTCCTGGGCGGCGATCCGGTCGGCCTGGCTGCGCCGGAGATCGCGGGCGAGGCGAACCTGCAGGCGACGCCGGCCGGCCGGCGACAGGGCCGCTACCATGGCGTGGGCCCAGGCCTCGAGGTCTATGAACTCCGACATCAGGGCTCGGCCGGGTGGTGCGCCTCGCAGGCCATCAGCAGTTCGCCGTTGGCGTAGAGCTCGTGGAGCAGCGACGGCGGGGCCAGGTCCTCGGGAATGGCCTCCTCGATCGGGTGGTCCAGGTCGTAGCCGCCGCCATCGCGGGGCTGGGCCCGCACGCGCTCGATCAGCGGCAGGGTGATCTCGACGTCCAGCTTTCCGCCGCCCAGGTCGTCGGCCTCGAAGGTGATGGCGTTCTCCGCGAGCTCGGAATTCAGCAGCAGCTCGCGCTGGTGACGAGAGAGCCAGGCGACGATCAGTGCGAAGAGCCGGTCCTGGTCGTGATCCAGGAAGTCGAGGAAGGTCAGCTTCAGGCTGTAGCGATACTCGAAGGACAGGCCCCGGCCGAAGGCCGCGACCACCCGGCCGCTCTCCACGCGCACCTGCAGACGCTCGCCGGCCGTCTTGAGGTGCGGCATGCCGACGGTCAGGTACTCGCGCAGGGAGGCGGGCTTGTACACAGGGCCTACCTGCAGGCCGCGAGCACGGGTTCGGTTTCGAGCATGCGCGCGACGCGGACCTTCCAATCGGCATAGAGGCGCTTCATGAGCTCCTCGTCGCTGGCCGCCCGGGCGAGGCTTTCGCGAGTCTCGAGACCCGCGGGCAGGGGGCCGAGTTCATCGGGGATGCAGGACACGGCGATCGGGACCTGGACCGGAGGGGCCTCGCGGGTCGTGGCGCAGGATCCGGCGGTGATCAGGGGCCAGGTCACCGCGACCAGGATGGCGAGTGCTCGGTTCATTGGGCCAGGTCCTGGCGGATCATGCCGGTCACATCGGCCCGGCGTTCACAGGTGGTCGCCCCTTTGGGCTGGTAGGCTCGGACGTCATCGACGGTCCTGCGGTAGCTCTCCGCGACCTCGAGCGCCCGGGCCCGCCCGGTGAGGGCGGCCGACAGTTTGCGGTCGCTCTCGGCCTTCTGGGCGGCGATCGCGGCCTCCTGGTTCGCACGGCGGCGCTGGCAATCGCTCAGATCCGCCAGACTGGTGGCCAGGGCCGCGGCGCTCGTCCGGGCCTCGTCTTGCCAACTCGCCTGGGTGACTGGGTTGATGAGGTCGCTCTTGGCCCGGTCCAGGCGGACGGATTGCACGCCGACCGCAGCGGCCAGCACGAGGACGAGCATCACGGCGCCGCCGGCGAGGAAGGGGCCGGCTCGGCCGGCCAGGATGGCGAGGAGCGTGCTCACGAGCCGGCCTTCAGGCTGGCTGCGCCGCGCTCGCACATGGCCCGCTCTTCGGCGCGCCGGTTGACCAGGCCCCGCAACTGCCGGCCGCCGGCATAGGTCCATCGGCTCAGCTCAGCACAGGCGCCCAGAAGGTCGCCGGCGTTGAGCTTGCGGTTCATGGTTGAGGCGCAGAACTTTGGCGCGCCGACGTTGAAGGCGAACGAGCCGAAGGCGGCCAGGCTCTCCGGCGGGACGTCCACCTTGATGCAGTTGGCGATCTCGGCGGTGTGCTGCGCGGCGTCCATCACCAGGAGGGTGCGGCACTCCTCGGCCGAGTACCGACGGCCCAGGACCACGCCCCGGGTATGGCCGCTGCAGGCCGTTGGGATGCCGATCGGATCCGGAGAGGCGACGCGCTCGTCGCCTTCCCACTTGAAGATCATTGGGGCGGCGATCGAGGTGGCCAGAAGGATGGCCGCCGCGCTCAGTCCGATGTTCTGACGCGCCGACATCAGACCTTGCCTCCGAGCGAGGTCAGCCGAGCGATCTGGCGGCCGGCCCACCGGAACACGCCCATCTGGCGGAGCTTGTCGAAGATCAGGATCGCCGAGTAGATCAGGCCGAAGGCGGCCGCCCACTCATGGATCGACATCCCGCCCAGCCAGGCGGCGGCAATCCCCACCAGGGGGCTGGCCTTGGCGCCGTCCACGACATTGTCGCGCAGCACGCTATGCGGACCGCTCATGGCGATCTCCTTTTCGGGTTCGGGCTGTGGGGCATGCGATCAGTCCCACAGCTGCAGTAGGGGCGCCGCCGGCGGAGCCAGGGCGGCGTCAGGAATGGTCACCTCGAGCCCGGCCGGCATGACCCGGGCCTGGGCCGCGAGGCCGGGGTTGGCGGCGAGGACCTGGGCGATGGCCGCCGATCCCCGGCCGGTTGTGCGCCACACCAGGGCGTCTAGGGTCTCGCCGTCATTGGCGGGCTCGGTTCTCGCCATCACAGCAGCTCGGCGGTGATGCGGGTGGCGCCGAGGAGATCCCGGATGGCGCTGCGCTCGGCGCGGCGGTGCTCGCCGGCGGTGGCCTGGAGCTCGTCGTCTCGGGCATGGCCGCTGGCGGTCGTGCCAAGGTCGCGCAGGCGCTCGATCAGTTCGGCCGCGGCGCTGGAGTAGACAGCCCGGGTGTAGAGGAAGACGCCTTCAGCCAGGCCGTCGACCTCTTCGCCGGGCAGGTCCTCGAGGCTGGCGACGCCGGCGTCCTGGTGGGCGGCTTTCCAGTCCCGCAGCTCGCGGCGGACCGACAGCACCGCGCCGATCGCCGCCTCGCGGAGGCGGCCGACGTGGATGGCGGGGTCCACGCGCATCAACTGGCGAAGCTCGACCAGATTGATGGCTGGCCACCAGTCGCCGCCGTCGAGCACGACGTCAGCGGCGAGCTCGGGCGGGATCTCGGCGGGATTGAGGGGAGGCGGGGCGACGAAGCCGTTCATGGTTCTTCACTGGTTCGATGCGGATCGTCGCCCGCCCGCCGCCCCGGCATCGGCGGTGGGGGATCGGCCTGAGATAGGCTGGAGAGGAAGCCGTCTCATGCCGATCCCGCCGCCGAGCGCTGGGGGGCGAGGAGGTTAGCCGGTGGGTTCGGCGGAGAGGTGGATGATGACGGGCTCGCCGGCAGGCGCGGCCTCGCCGGCGGGGGTGGGGGGCGTGTCCGTGGCGGGCGGTTCGGCAGCGGCCGGCGGGTCCTCCGGCGTCTTCTTCAGCTCGCGCTCGATGCGTTGGATATCGCCCTTGCAGCCGGAGCGATCGTCCAGATCGCGGGCGCGGGTCAGCTGCTCAAGGGCGGCCTCGAGGCGCGCCTTGCGGGAGCCGGTCTGGTTGGCCTCGCCGTCGGCAGGCGCCTCGGAGGCGCGGCGCATGAGTTCGCGGCCGATGGCCTTGTGCAGGCGGGCGCGGACCTCGTCGGGCATGTCGCGATCGCGCACGAGCTCCTCGAGGACGCTGAGCGCCATCAGGGAGACCGGGCGGCCGGCCTCGAGCTCCTGCAGGGCGAACTCGGCCGCCTGTTCGGCGACGAAGGTCTGCAGATTGCGCTTGAAGTTGGCTGGCATGGCCCAGCCGTGGGTGAGGGCGAAGTCGAAGATGCGAACGGCGTCATCGAGCTCGCCGACGTCCAGCAGCCAGATCAGGACGTTCATGACGACGTCGTCCTGAGGCGCCCGGAAATTCGGATCCTGATGACGCGCTTCGGCGCCGGCCTCGACCAGGCCGATGACATAGGCCTCGTACTTGGGGAGCAGGGTGCGCTTCAGCGCAATGCGCGCCTCGACCGATTGGTGGGTCTTCAGTTGGCGGCGGTCTTCGGCCATGGCCAGGCGCTGGAGCACCGCAGGGGTGGGCTCACGGGCGTCGCCGCCGGCCCCGTCATTGTCATTGGCCGGCTCGGCGCCCGCGAGCGCGGCGAGCGCGCCGGCGCTCCGGTCGCGATGGCGCTGAGCCAGGGTCGGCGGCGGAGCGGGTCGCGGCTCGGTCTTGGCCGGCGTCTTGGCCTTGAGGGCGGCCAGGCGCTCGGGGTCGCCGTCGGCCTGGGCTTCCAGGCGGGCTCGCTTCAGGCGGGCGGGGCTGAGCATGGATCGATCTCTCTGCGGTGGCCGGGGGCCTTGAGAAGCTCCGGCCGCAGCCGGGGCTTTTCGAAGCCCCCGCCCCCTCGGGGGAGGACGAGGGGGCGGGAACGCTGCCTAGGGCGCGTGGGGTGCGCCTCAGACGATCTCGATGTTTTCGATCAGGCAGGCGAAGTCGAAGTCCTCGACCACGTAGGCGT